TGGCATGCGCGGCGCGAGCTTCCGCAGCCGCCACTGGCCGTCGACGATTTCGCCGACCTGCTCAAAGTACATGTGACCGTAGACCAGGCTCAGCAAGGCCTGGCTGATGAAGTGCGAGTGACTGAACCGCTTCTTTAGTCGCCCGCGCGGTTGATCGTCTTCATTGCGGATCGGCAGGTTCAGGTCCTCGCTGACGCCCGTCACGATCTTGCCCTTCGCACCGTTAGGATCAATCAGGTAGCGCAGTTGCGCGATGCCCCAAGCGACTGCTGTGAACAGCGCTGCCAGCTGCGAGTCCGTACGCATCTGGTCGTACAAGTAGACGCTCGCTGGCCAGCGCAACTCTGGAACGAATTCGTGCTGATCGATGAAATCGTTCCAGCCCATCCAGCTGCTACCGTACATGACATCGGGGATCCCGATCTCTTGCAGCGGCGGTGCGCTACCGGAATTGGTCCTGGTGCGTGGACGGCCGACTGGCGGCATTACGAGCCCTTCGCTCCCTTCGGCCGGTCAACGCGGGTCTTGGTCGGCGCGCCATGCATCGGCAGATTGCCGATGTCGCCGACGTGCTGGTTCTGGAACGGCGTGCCCATCAGATGCGTCGTCGGACTCTTGAGCCGTCCGATCTTGTGGTACTTGTCGTTGCCGATGATCCTGGCCACGTTACCTCCCTGTGATAGCCGCTCTGGCTTTGACGAGAACGCCCCACGAGCTAATCATGAGGCCCAGGGCCATACAGAATAGCCCGGCAGCAAGCCTGTCCGTGCTTCCAAGCCCAACGTCGAAAACGAGACAGCCCAAGAAAAATGCGGCGGCGAGGTAGCACGCGAAAGTAAGAAACGCTAACACCATCAACCTCCCGTGTGTACAGATGTTCGCATTTGCGCCCTCTTAGATCCCGACGTGGAGATGGTTGTAGTGGTTTCCGCCAACGCGAGTATTGAACAGAATGTTCTTCCCGTTGACGTTGTAGACCCCGCCAGTGCACCTCGCAGCCTCCGCCCTGCTCATCCCAGCGGCGCGGAGCGCAGCCTGCCCGAGCCTGGTCAGGGCTGCTCCGTACTTGCCGATGTCCGCAGCGTTGCCCTGCCAATGCTGCGACTCACGATTCGTCCCGAGCACGTATTGGTTGTGGTTCGTGCCGCAGGTGATCGTGAGAACCTCGCCGTACTCGTGTGCGATCTTGCTGACGAAGTCCTTGACGGTTTGATGAGTCGCCTTTCCCGCTCGATCGGCGTACGGTGCCATGATCACCCACGATGCGCGAACCTTGCTGCGGGGTGAGGCTTGCTTGTAGAGCACGACCTCGTAGCCTTGCATGAGCGGGGCCATCTTCTTGAACGTCTGCGGGCCGAAGACTCCGTCCGGCGTCAACTGGTGATTCCTCTGAAACGCTTTCAGCGCGTTGGCCGCTGCCGTGCCAAAGGTCCGGCTGTACTTGATCTTCGGGTTGTTCTGAAGGCGCTTCAGCGTCCGCTTGACCGCCGCGCAGTCCTTTCCCTTTGATCCGTACTTGAACGAGCCCTTGTATTTGCCGGTGTAAGCCATCACATCACTTTCTGGAGAAGATCTCCGGTGATCGAGTTGTCGTCTGCCCGCATCCCCACAGTCGACCCAGCGAAGACCGTCGAGAGGATAGCGGCGTCCGCATGGTCTGGCGACGGCAAACCCCGTCCGCGTAAATCGTCCTTACTTTCCACGTAGATTCTGCCGGCGGAATCCACGCCCCACTTGACTGACCCCAGATGCGCGGCAAGGGTCTCATCTTCTGCGTCGAGGTCAATGAGTCCTTCCTCCATGAGTTCGCGAAACGTCCACCATACCTCTGAGCGGCGATTCTTGAACTTGCCTGGATTCTGAGCGCGCTCACTCCCCTGGAACGCACCAACCTCGTACCGCTGCTCGCGCAAGCGGTCAAACACTCCTGACCCGATACCGATGATGTCGATGATCGCCGGTATCTTCCGGTCCTCGTGGACGCCGATGATCCTGGCAACCTCACCGGCTGACTGCATCGTATCTTTCTTGGCCCACGCTTTGACCAGGCGGATCTGCCCGCCGCGATTACGGTACACGACCGACCGGTCTGTCCCCATCCGCGCGATGTCTACTCCGTACCTTCCCCATTCGAGGCCGGGCAGATCCGTCTGGTAGCACTTCTCAAGAAGATATGGTGCGATCAGGTACTCATCCGAGATGTCGGGGAATTCACCCAGCACCTTGGACTGCCAAATGGGGCTGCCTTCGCCCCAGTCCCGCCTACGCGATTCAACCCAAGCCTGACTGACGAGGAGCTCCTTGACGATCTCTGGCACTTCCTCGCCGGTGAAGTTCGGCGAGTCGAGCGCGCTGATCGTCATCACTTTCCAGCCAGACCCTGGCTTGCAAATCTGGGCAAAGTGACTGTTGGGGTCGTCAGGGTTGCCGATGGCGAGCACTCGCGCATTTTCGTTCGTGGCGAGAGCGAGCACTGCATTCCAGAGCCATTCGGGAATTCCACCAGCTTCGTCAAGAATGGCCATGAAATAACGAGCATGGATCCCCTGAAAGGTGTACTCGTCGTAGTCTGCCGGTTTGCGCCCAAAGGCTATCAACTCCTCCGAAGAGTCGGCACGCGATCCGCCGGGCTGCCCCATGTGCCACTTGCAGTCAAGCGTGATACGACCCGGCAGTCGACCTTCCTGGTGGCGGCGACGAATCTCGCGCCATAGGATCGCTTCAACCTGCGGCCATGATGGAGCGGTCGTAACCAGGAAGGCGCTGCCGAGCGGATGCGCATCGAGCCACCAAGTCCCCGCAACGGAAGCGGTATGGGACTTGCTTACGTCGTGCGCAGCCTTCACCGCGACTAGGGGATGGTCGCGGATCGCTTCGAGGATCTCCTGCTGCTTCGACCACAGGAAGGTCCCCAGCTTGTCGGTGGCCCACTTGATGGGATCCCGGATGTGTTCGTCCTCTTTGGGGTTGAAGTAGGCATCGGTGGCATCGAGCACTTCGCTGAGGAAGTCAGTACCGCTCACGCCACCGCTTCTTTCTCGCGCTTGCGGTCGATGATGTGTAGCCGCGCCTGAAGTCGCGCCCACGCCCAATCTTCTACCTCGTCGTAGTTCTTGGGAGAGAGGCTGCGCACCGTGGTAAGGTATTCCGTCCACGCGTCAGAGCGCTCCGACGCATCAAGGCGATCGGCGCGCGTCTTGTTGCGCACCTGCGTCACAGTCATGCCGCCTTGGCCTTCGTCTTTCCGGCCTTCTGACCGTTCACGTTGAGGATCTCCTTGGCCTCGCCATCGATGACGTCGATCTTCGTCTCAGCAGCTTTCAGAGCGAGGAGCTCAGTCCGAATGGCCATTGGCGCCTTTGCTTTCTGATCGGGCGTCAGCTCGAGGCGACCAAGGATGGCCTCGATGAGCTTCGCGATCGTCTGCCCGTACACCTCAGCCAGTCGCACATAGCGTTCGGCGATTCCCATGCTGATGGCGATCTGGCTGAAGCGCACGAGGTCTTGCATGGCGGCCTGGCGCTCCCTCGCATACAGGTGGAACTGTTTGCCGACGAGGGTTTCCTCGACCCACGCCTTCTCTTCCAGTTCCGACATCTTCTGGCTAAGCCACTCTACCTCGCCGGCACGGATGCGGATGCACCACATGATGGCCTCGAAGGGATTCATCTCCTTCTCTTTGCCGAGCAGCTTGCGGAGTTCGTTCTTGGCGGCAGCCTTGACGTGATTCGGCGCTCTGCCTCCGTGGTGCATGCACTTGCCGGTGCCGGGATGTACGGTTCCCCAGCCTGCCGGAAGCTGGCAGCGGCCAGCCTTCCGTGCCTTCAGAAGCGCCTCGCATTTGCCACCAGGCATGTTGCCCTGGTACTTGCGCTTCTTCTTGGGGATGATGGGCCTTTTGTTGGCGGCCTTGGCGAAGGCCTCTTTGCGAATGCGCTTCTTGCGATCAGACTCCTTGCCAGCCACCTAGCGCCCTCAGCCCGCCCATACACCCATTGAGGAGATCCCATCTGGTCATGCCGGCCTCTCTGGCCACCGACTGACGACAACAAAATGTTCATAGCCGGGTGTCCGGCGAACATCGCTGCCCCTCGTGTCAGGCGGCAGGTCCTTCGTGTGCTGAAAGTGAGCGTTCGGTCGCGGCGGCTCCTGGCCCGGTCCTAGCGGGATGTCCTCCCAGTCAATCGGGGAGGGAGGGAGCTTGTCCGGCATGGACAGGGAGTATAGCCGATCTCCACATGGTTGGCTACTTAGCCGCGCGCCTCGCGCCCGCGCGGTTGAGTATAACGCGCGCACGCGCGCTCGCGCGCGAGGGATGCGAAGTTCTGTTCGGGTCTTCGATACGGGCAGATAGAATACGGGGCCAAGCCCGACCTGAGCAACCACCCCTGGAATCTCAGGCTTTCTTCGGGCTGGCCCCGCGTCATCCCCGCTCAGAGGGAGGAACGAGCCGGTACTTTAGCGGATCCGGGTGCAGCCCGTTGTACAACGCCCAGGCGAACGATGATATGGCGCCAGGCGGAACGCTCGTGGTCCTTGCCCACTACCCAGCAACCATAAGCACGCAGTCTCTTGGGATTGATGGCTGAACCAAGACTGGGATGTTGAAGAATGACTCGTGGGCAATACACCTTGCGCGGAGAGTGGCGACGTCCAGCGAATTCATCCGCACGGCCCATACGGTAGCCTTCAACTCCCCAGAGGATTCGAATTGGGCTCTGGTGCTCTTTCCCTCGAAGGTCAGTCCTCTCGATGAAGTCTTCAGAGACGAACTCAACTCGAGTAGGATCAAGAAGACGGTACTCGACACATCTTCTGTAGAATCGTCGCCACTCGGCGGCGATCTGTCCGATTTGGTCATACTCGTCTCCCGTAATCGTCAGGCTGCCCTTGTCGACTCCCTTCGCGATGGCATCCGGGATGCTAGCCGTCTCATCGAAGATTCCCCAGGCCAAGCCGGTGTGGCCGCCTGGGTCCATCGAGAAGATAGCCCTCACTGAACCTTGCCGCCGGGCGACTTCGGATTCTTCGGCGGTGTCTTGCCCATCGTGTGCGCCTGCACCTTCTTGCCCTTCTGACCCGGTGCGGTTTTCTTGCCACCCCTATTTGCCATCTTGGCCATGATCCCTCCTTTCTTCAGTTTGGGAGGGCGCTGGCGGGACTCGAACCCGCATCCCTCGGGGTGTAGTTGCCCGAGTGCCTTCACCATTGGGCCACAGCGCCGTGTCCTATTCGGTTGCCTCCGCAACATTCATCGGAGGATGGATGATGGACGTCTGCGGTGCCGGTGTGACGATGACGTGGACGGTGTCGCCGTTCATCTCGTCGGCGCCACAAAGCTCCTTGACATCCTGGGCCAGATCGTCGGGATTCTTGCTGAAGCTGTCGCCTTCCATCAGCTGAACATTGAGCGTGACCTGCATTACGCCTCCTTTACAACGTTGTGATTGACCCCACACGGAGCGGGACTGCCGCAATACGGGCAGGTTGGGCGGTTGGGTACACGTGGTTTGAATCGAAGATTGCGCGAGAACATCCCCATGCTCGCCAACTCTAGTTCGGCCTGCGCCCTCTCGATTAGCTGCCAGCCGCAGTCAGGGCAGAATATGTAGTCCGGAACGTTGGTCTCCCACGGACCATCCCACCCGCAATGTACGCAGCAGCGCACGTTACCGCTTGCGGCGCTTTGCTGAGTTACGGAAGGACGCGCGGTGCTTGCGCCCGAACCGTCTGGCAGCCTTCTTGCCTTTCTTGCGCTTGATGTTGAGGAAGATGGCCCTGGCTTGGCGCTGTGTGTATGGCATGCTGGGCTCCTCAATTTGGTGACACCCAGAAGACGACGCCGTCCCCGGCACAGACTGGACAAATGACAGCCACCACCCTTCTGACGAGGAGTCCCGGACGACCGGGGACCTCTTCCCACAAGGTGTCGGGATCGCTCTCATCGGGATCGGGCATGTGTCCGCCGAAGCAGAACGGGTTGGGGCAGGGCTCGACGGGCACGAAGTCCGCAAAGGCCATGTAGTCCTCCAGGTCCTCACAGAGCTTGGCCATGTCTAGGAACCGGATTGGTTCTGGATCGCAACCCTCGCAACGGCAGGAAGGCGGGTGAGGCGGA